GTTTTGCAGAGTTACGCTCCAAGCTACAAAGAGCAAGGACTCTGCGCCAAGTTGGTAAATAACATGGTACTGGAAGGCGCAACCAACCGAGATGTAGTCATTATGCTGTGCAACTCCATCTCGGACGGCTTGCGTCATGGCAACTGGCCCTGGAAGATAATCCCTTAGCATACAGGAGCTTGCCATGGATGATAGAAAATTGGTCTTCGTGGCAATCATATCCTCAGTAGCAACATGTGGACTTCTGATTCCACTATGGATCATAGTACTCTCAATCTACTTTATAGTTAAGGCTTTCACCTACAAGCCACCTAAGGTAGAAGAGAAACCAAAACCGAAAGTGGTTTTACCAGACAATTCATTTGCGGAAGACTGGACATTTGTGATCAAAGCCCCAAGCAGCATAGGCGATCGTCAATCGGTCGAGGCTTGACACCAGTGTAAGGACCGCGCTAGACTTAGGCGTGAGGGCATTAGCTCTCACGCCTAAGTTGTTTATAGGCGTAGCAGAAGGGAACTGTTGCCACGCTCATGGCAACGCAGAAATCAGCCAACGTTTCTGTTCTTCGGCTCGCTTTGGGTTTTTTGTCCGATTTTCCCTAAAGCTAGCAGCCGCGAATAACCTTCTGCTATCTTTTATCAAGAGGAGAAAAAGTGAGCGCACCAACTTTTGAAGAGAAACTGTACGATGAAAAAGTGCCATTAATTGATGCCTTTAATCCTGATGAATGGATGACACCCAAAGAAGTAGCAGACCTGTTCAAAGTAAAGTCTCGAACGGTGAACCGCTGGCTTGAGGGAAATCTACAATTCAGTAAGGTTAGGTCGTTCAAGACGCCAGGCGGGCATCACCGGTTCTACCGTCCCGATGTCTTAAACGTTTTGGAAATTCATGATAACCAGCAACCAGGAAACTAGAGTAGAAGAAGAGATCTTCGACAGATTAAGCAGCAATGCACAGGAGCTAAAGTCTGTCATCTCCTCAATGGTCGAGGGAAGAAAAGTTCTCAAAGAGTCTCACAGAGAAACACTAGAGGACTATGATCGCAGGATGCTTTCTTTCCTGTGGCGTTGCCGACCACTATTATCAACCGTAGTAATCGCTCGTATGGTCGGGCTATCTCGCCAACGTCTGTACGAGAAGTGGCAGAAGTTTGGCTTTGACACAAATGAAGATGCAAAATGAACCATTGGGTATGGGAAGACGACCCCAATGAATCGTTGTGCGGTCAAGACCTGTCAGATAAAAGCTGGACTGATGCAATAATAGATTGTCAAATGTGTCTTGAGATAGATGCATTTGTCAAGCTTGTGGAAGCTTTTGCGCAGGATCGAGATATGAAGGATTCTTTGATTGCTGCCACAAGGATATGGAAAGATTGGGTAAGCGCATGAGTGACACAACCTTTGACCAGGCCCGAAGATGCCCTGTATGTAGTGAGCTGGGCCAGCCAGCGGGCGTGAGGCCGATGGAGAGCAGGCGTCAAGGAAAACTGCATGTCTTCAAATGTGCTAATCAACGCTGTAAGAAGTTCGATAGGGACTGGATAGTTCAGGTACGACCCGATGGAACTGTGCCAGAGCCAACGAAGCATCGTGAGAAATCCTTCCCGGAGGATCGTGGTGTAGCTCGTGCAAGAATTGATCGAGCGAGGGCATCACTTGACAGATTGGTCCAACAATCATTGGATAACTAATGGAACTGTTTGACTTTCAAGAGCAGACGGCAACTAAGCTTGAACCTAAACGTGGTGCGCTTATTGCCCATGACATGGGAACAGGCAAGACAGTTACCGCAATTGCACTGGATAAGAAAAGAAGAGCCAATTTTGATAACCCAGCCAAGACACTGATTATCTGTCCCTTAGCTGTTATTGAGTCGTGGATTCAACACTTCAAAGCGTGGGCGCCACATCTGAACGTTATAGCTGTTAACAACAAAAATAGGCGACCGTTTATGGAAGCCATGGATGCCTCATTCCAAAAGGCTCAAGAAGTCGGTTACGATGTGTTCATTATGCATTACGCAGCCGTAAGACTTGAGCCAGACGTTGCAAGGTATCCATGGTTTCATGTTGTTTGTGATGAAGTACATAGCTTGCAAGACAGAAAATCCTCCCAAACAAAAGCAGTCAAGAAAATATCGGCATTTTATAAAACTGGACTCTCCGGAACACCTGTATTCAACAAGCCAGATGACCTTTGGTCGATCCTCAATTGGCTGTATCCGAAGTACTGGACCAGCTATTGGAACTACTTCAAGCGGTATATCAAGTGGGTTGAATACGATGGGTACCGGACCATAATTGGTGTGGACAACGAAGAAGAACTGCAAAGCATTATCGGTGGATTCTACAGTCGAGTCAAGAAAGAAGACGTTGTCAAGGATCTGCCGAACAAGTACTTCAGCACAATAACATCCAAGATGCATCCCAAGCAGGCCAAGGCTTATCAGCAAATGAAGAAAGATATGCTGGCTTGGGTAGGTGAGCACGAGAGTGACCCTATCAATGCACCAGTGGTCCTCGCTCAGCTCACCAGGCTTCAGCAGTTTGCCTCGGCTTACGCTGAAATCATCAAGACTACAAAGAAGCGCAGAAACTGCGCTGAGTGCGCACAGGAACACATCAACAACTGTGAAGTGTGTCTGCCTCTATATCGAGAATATGAGCTTAGTGCTTACGAGATCGAAGAGGATGATGAGCTTCCTGATTTTGAGAGTCCCTGTGAAGATCTGAAGATTGTGAAGTGTACTGGCCACCCATTCGAATTCGTGCAGTTGTCTGAGCCAAGCTGTAAGATTGACGAAGCAATTGCCAAGATTCAAGAGACTGACGAGCCAGTAATCGTGTTCAGTCAATTTGCCCAGATGGCCGAACTACTAGCCAAGCGATGCGAAAAACTAGGAATTAGCTGTGGGCTTTACACTGGCAAGGTTCCCAAAGCTGAACGTGACCAAGTGGTTAGAGATTTCCAAGCGGGCAAGCTGAAGGTATTTGCTGGAAGTATTAAGGCCGGTGGTCAGGGTTTGACTTTGACTGCCTCATCAACTGTGATATTGCTCAATCGTGAGTGGGCAGAAGCCCTTAACGAGCAGGCTATTGACCGCGCACATCGTATCGGACAAAAGAACGCTGTCCACGTTATCGATGTGGTCACCGAAGATGCGCTGGACGAAAGCCGAAATCTGGATATCGCACTTGACTGGCAAGTAATTAAGAAGTTGCTAGGTGAGCTATGAGAATAGTGGCCGAAGAGAAGCAATTCCATAGCTGCACAAACGGATTATGGTGCATGGGAAACTCTCCATTAGGCACCGTAGTAGAGTGCGAAGAATGTGGAGCTAGATGGAAATGCATCAAGCGAAGACTGTTATTCTCACATATCTTACTCACACTCGCACCACACAAAAATAGGGATAGAATTTGGGTTAAAATATCATGAGCGATAAAAAATGCCTTGAATACGTATTATCACACGGAATGTATGTTACCTGCCGTTGTATATTAGACCCACACGACAAAGATGTACCTCATGTATGCAGGTGTAAAGGGTCATGGTTCGGTGAAAAAGGAAATATAGATAAAGTAGTCGAATTCCCAGAACTTATAGATGAATGGTTAGCAACAACTAGTAGGCACGGGACACCTCGCATTGGCCCACACGATCCTGCACGTCACTTATTAAGTGACGACTTCAAAACTACCCCAAAGGTCTTCCGTGATAATTGCTACATCTGCAAAGACATGGAGTTTGCTCGTCTTGGCATGCCTTTATGCAACTTGTGTTGCGCTTGCGCTGCACTTAACAAAGAAGGTCACATCGCCGCAGATGATCAAAATTGCGACGACTGTGGACATCGACTTTGCAAGTCATGCTATGACCTTCCACCACAGAAAGCACCAATCTGTTCGTGTGATTCGCCCTGTTGCGAGGTTGATGTCGGGGTCGGAATCATTACCTGTGGCAGCTATCACTGCCCCACTCACGGAGAGAAGGCAGATGAAGGCAAAGCTGTCTGAGGAAGAACTCGACCTTATCGACGAAGCTTTGATTAGACATGGAGCATACCTGAAGAGGTTTAGCCATGATGAACAAGCAAAGCGGGTTACTCTGGTTATGCAGAAAATACAAGCAGTTCAATCAGTGTCGAAGAGTCGAAGTGTCATGATGGAGCCATTCGAATGAGTTGCAAAAAATGCGTTGAGCTGTATGATACACCAATCTTTCTTTATCTGTTGCAAGAATGGTTCAAGATGGATACCGAAAAGGTGTTCAAGACCTTCCATCGCAAAGGACATAAGATCTTTTCATGACTACATCTATTAGTCTGTTCATTGATGACGATGTAAAGTTCCGCGAGGAATATGCATTGAACATCGAGAATGCAACCGAAGAGCAAGTAATCCTTGGAATCCTTAGGGTAGTTGAGTCTGCCCTAACCACACGCAAAAGTAAGCTAGAGGAATTCATGCGTTTGGGATTTCAAGCAGCCAAAGCGTTTAATGAGGCGATGAGTGAAAACAGTAGTTCTGATCCCGTCTCGGGGAAGACCCCGGAAGCTAGCTAGGACGGTAACTTCGATCTCGGCTTATTCATTCGGGGAAACAATCGTAATGGCTGCGGTTGACCAGGATGATCCGAACTGCGATTCCTACTTTAAGCTCCCATTGAAATACGAAAACCTACAAGTATTCGGTGGTCCTAGAGATACCCTGTCTGGCTGGACAAATTTCCTAGCCGAGGCAGCTATCAGTAGCTATGGCATCGACGATGTATTTCTGGTTTCCATGGGAGACGACCACAAAGTAAACACAAGTTTCTGGAACAAGAAATTAGCTGAAGCAATCAAGAAACTTGATGGTCCAGGCTTCGCCTATGGCGATGATATGATCAATGGTTCTGGACTATGTACAGCCTGGATGTCATCTGCTAAAGTGGTCGAGGAACTTAACTGGATGATGTTGCCCTCATGCAGACACATGTATGTGGATAATGTCATTATGGAGTTGGGTACCGAAACTAAGCGAATATCTTATGTACCACAGGTAGTCGTTGAGCACTTGCACCCAGTCGTGGAAAAGTCGGAAATTGACAAGACTTACATCGAGGCTAGCGAGAATATCGGGGCGGATCTGCGAGCCTTCCGCGCCTGGAAAAATGGCAAGCAGTTTGATATCGACTCCGACAAGGTTAGGCGGACCAAATGGTAAAAGAAGCCAACCTGTTAATTAAGCTCAAGGCTGTCTTAGATGAAGCAAGTAGACAGCTTCTAGAAGATTTAATGAAGTCCGTCCAAGTCATTTTGGAAGCCTTCGAAGGAGAAGAAGTGAAAGTTCCAACGTTAGGTAGAACTGTCCACTATCGCGGCAAGGAAGGCGTGCAAGCGCTTCGCGCGGCAATCGTTTCTTGTACACTCGAAGAGTTGGATCAGCAAAATGTCCTGGATGGAAATATTTCAGATCTGGATGATGAAATGCATGTTCACTTGCATGTGATCACTCCGGGGGCCAGAGGACATTTTGAAGAATTCAATGTATCCCATGGGACTCCACAGGAGGATGGGAAAATTCCGCCAGGCACTTGGTGCTGGCCTAAGCTGGTTTAACGGTCTATCCAACGATGGCAAGGCCAGGTTATTACTAGCAGTTTTGATGGTAATTAACTGCTTATTTGGTCTGTCTATGTTCTTTTTGGTCTGGGCAGCCAGGTAAGAATAAGAACCATAGTGTCGGGCTGATCGGACGCTGACCTCGTTAGATGGTTCTTATCACCAATTAAGCAGGAGGCGCCTTTATCGTTGTCGGCTCATAACCGAATCGATGAACTGATTGATGCAGGGGTGTGTTGGGGTTTGCGACCGTTCTGGCCCCTGGCTCCAACGATACGACTAGGCTCAAGAGGCGCCTCCACTATGGAGTATGGTGTAATTGGCAACACGTCAGATTTTGGATCTGAAGACTCTAGGTTCGAACCCTAGTACTCCAGCATGAGGAAATTAAAAATATGGTATATAGATGGGACGGATGAAGTTGTAGAAGGTGCGCGCAGAACTGAAGTCAAAGAAGGCGTACTCAGGGTCTATGACCAACTTGAATACATAGAAGATAATAACTACAACTCGTACCCAACAAGAAAGCACTTAGGGTCGTATCCACTCACGGCATTAAAGAAGTGGCACTGGGTTGACGTCGATGAATGAATTCACAAAAATTCTAGAATGTCAAGACTGTGGTCGAGTGATAAAGATTCTTACGGAATATGAGAATCAACTAGTAGCAAGAGATCCTTACAATTACGTCATATACTGCACTGAGTGTCAACGAGGTCGTGATAGATGGAAAACGGCGAGCGAATCACAGTAAACCTTACCAAGAGCGCTGCCATAGCCTTGAGTACAGTAGCTGAGAGCGAAGGAATTAATAAGACTAATGTAGTCGCCAAATCTCTCAAAGCCTATGCGTACTTTATAGAAGCTCAAAATGAAGGTGCAACTCTATTCTTCCAATACGAAGATGGAACTAAGGAGAGAGTCAAATTTCTATAATAGTTTGGATCAGCATAGACAATTCACACGACCAGCTCTCACAACCTTTGTGGGCAGAGTACATAAAAGCAGTTGATCGAGTAGTTCGGACTCATGCAATAGCTACCTTTGCCAGCATGGTTCACTCTCAACCAACCTCGCACACGATGAATTGTCACTGGTGTATTGAGTTACCTAACTCTGAGAACTTCCTCAAGCACAATCTTTGGCAAGAGCTGTCAAGGATAGCCAGGAACTTCAAGCAAGAGCACATTGCTTGGAACGAAACTCCCAAAACTCAATATGTCCTTCCGGAGGATTCGACAGGTGAACCCAGCACCCAGAGCAAAGCTGCTTAACACAACGAACTGGCGTAAGCTTCTGAAAAATGAAGCCCTAGATCAAGCACCAGATCCCAACGGCAACAGAGCTGCACGTAGAGCATACAAGAAACAAACAAAGAGGGATGATGGAAATTCAGGAGTACATCGATAAAGGACTGATCCATTCAATTCACACCTCTGAGCGCAGAGCTTTTCGTGGCTGTCGTCGCCGTTGGGACTGGGCTTATCGGCAAAATTATCACCCCACGGTAACGCCCGCACCTCTGGAATTTGGTACGGCTTATCACGTTGCCATGGAGACCTACTATAACCCGGACACTTGGGCAGAAGATAACTGGACAAAGTCGCGCAACGCAATTGATGCTTTCAAGGACACGGTTCAGGACCAATACAGCAGATACATTGAGCTTAATGGTAGACCTGAAGATGATGTCATTGAGCGATACAAACACAGCCTGTCACTAGGCATAGACATGGTGAAGTATTATACTACAAAGATAAGCCCCAAGATTGATCAGGGTTTGACTCCACTAGCTGTAGAGATTCCCTTCGAGGTAAGCTTGGGCTTCAATTGTGGTTGTGAAGCTTGCAAGGTGAGATGGAAAACTTCTTCCGATGGGATTGCTCACCATGACAAATGGCAAGAGGAAACCTACCAGTACTTCATCAACAAGGGACGAGAGCCCGACAAAGCCCGGCAGTTCTGCGCAACAGAATCCAACTACTGGAAACTATGGGCTGGTTTACCTGTCACCTTTGGTGGACGAATCGATGCCATTTTCGAAGACTCCGACCACAGGATACTTTGTGTGGATTGGAAAACAACCGCCAGAATTCTAGATGATTTCGACGAAGCTGCCTTCCTAGAACTGGACGACCAGGTTGCAGGCTACCCGGTAGCGATTCGCAAGCTTGGCAGGCGCGTGGACGGCTTCATTTACCACGAACAGCGCAAGGCAGTACCGGAGAAGCCCAAGCGCTTACAACGTGAGTATAAAGGAAGAGCTTTCAGTACAGACAGAAATGCTCCCATGGAATACGAGACTTTCATTAACACCATTATGGCCGAAGACGTTCGCGGTTATAACATGGGATGCTACGACGAATACCTGGAATTCTTGCAAGGTAAGATGGCACCGAAGTTCTACCAGCGCCACGTTATATACAAGACTGATATACAAATTCAAAACTTCTGGAACGATCTAATTAACGAGGCCAAGGATATCCTCGGCAATCCACGAGTTTACCCACAACCTTCCCGATTCAGTTGCAGCTCTTGCATGTATCGGGTTCCGTGTGATGGACAAAACCGTGGGGAGGATTACAAGTATACCCTAGAATCTATGTTTACTGAGAGCAGACTATGACTACTCCACACGATGTATATAGAGACTTAATTAAAGCATATAACAAGGCATCAGCCGCGTCCGACGAGTGGAACCAACTCAGCGATGCAATTAAGCAACGTGAGAGGATCTACGCAGAGAACGTTGGACTTGACAAAGTGACTCTTGGCGACAGAATTACAGATGTTAAAGACAAGGCACGAACCCTGAAGGATGTGTTTAGCAAATACTCTTTCTGGAAGGATGAAGTGGAACGGCATTCAGCAATGCTTGCTGGCGTTTTGGCTTATGAACAGTACGCTAAGATAGGTACCGATCGATATGAACCCATGCCTGGACAGTGAGACTGGCCCATGATAGGCTACTGACACCTGTGACAACACGACGGACAAAGGCGACAATGTGTCAGTCAAACAAATTGCTGATTTGCCAATCTATCAGGTAAAAGACAAAGAGCCAAAATTCAATTTTCTGGTTTATGGTGAGAGTGGAGTTGGAAAGACTAGGTTCTGTGGAACTGTATGTGATGTCCCAGAATTGTGTCCAGCACTCCTACTTGATGTAGAAGGTGGAAGTCTAACCCTACGATCCATATACCCTGAACTTGAATGCGTCCGTATCGACACTTGGGATAAGCTGAAGAAGGTTCATGCTAGGCTGAAGCAATCCCCCGATCATGGCTACAAAACTATCATCATCGATAGTATAACCGAAATGCAAAAAATTGGTATGGACTATACCATGCTCACCCGCAAGGGTGGAGACGATCAAGTTGTTCCTGAATTGAAAGAGTGGAACATCAACATCGAACAAGTCCGCAGATACGTTAGGGCATTTCGGGATCTCGAAGGAGTTAATACACTTTTCACAGCACTTGTCCGGGTGGATGTAGATAAGCGAACTGGTATGTCCAGAAAGAAGCCTTCGCTTAATGGTAAAGTTGCTGACGAAGTGTGTGGATTCCTAGATATCGTCACATATTTGGGTATGGAGGAAGTGGATAAGGTACCGACTAGAATCTTGCAGACGGGAAACACTCCAGGAACAATAGCCAAAGACCGATCGAATTTCTTACCGATGCTTATGGCTAACCCTACTATGGCTGATATTTACAAGCACGTTAATCAGGAAGGCTGATCTCAGTGAGTTTTAAGCTTAATATGTCGGACAAAGAGGCAGAGTCGAAAGAATTCGAGTATCCTCCGAGTGGCGAATATATTTGCAGGATTACTGATATCGAACTAAAGTCTGTGGCCAAGGCTGGCGACAACTTCGGCAACCCATACTGGAAACTCACCCTCGTGGTTGAGGAAGGTCAGTACAAGGGTTCGACCATTCCAACTACAGTCATGCTTTACGCAGGCGCACTGTATTCCATTAAGCAGCTATGTGAAGCGCTTCACCCAGAATTCATTGATGGTAAAGAGATCAAGCTCCCATCGATTGAGAATGGCGCTCCAGATCCCGATCCGTGGCTGGGACAGCTAGTGAAGATCAAGGGTACCAAGCTGGCTGCTGGTACTCGCCGCAAGGACAGCTCCACCCGCGAGTTTGATGAATTCAACGTGCGCTACCGCTCTACCAAGAGTGATTCGAAGTCCGCAACTGGCGGATTGCCAATTCCTTCCTAATTAATCGGCTAACCCTACAACCCAGTAAGGTCTAGTACCTTACTGGGTTGTATAACATTGACACGGTGAAAGTTGTTTAACCCATATGAGATTAGTGCTGTAGCATATTATGAGGCTGGATTCAGCCCACTACCAGCAATCGGCAAGCTGCTCGCAGTTAAGGAAGCTTCCGGCAGGTATCCACTAGCAGACATTGACAGAATAAAAAAATGGCTGATCACCCACAAGTCATCTAATGTCGCCCTAAGGCTCCCACCCAACGTGATAGCGATTGACATAGATGCTTACAAGGGAGATCTTGAGAGACTAGCAAAGCTTGAAGAAGAACTAGGACCGCTACCCGTTACATGGAATTCGGACTCCCGTGGTGGCAAGGGCGGTAAGTTACTATATCGAATCCCTGCATCAGTTGAGTCGAAAAAGTGGCGAAGTAACATCGGCGGAATTACTATAGTTCAACACACCCATCGTTACGTGATGGTACTTCCGTCCTATAACAGGGAATCGGAATCCCGATATATGTGGTACTATGGTCTGGGCGGCGATTTAGTTCCGGACTTCCACATACCATCGATAGATGACATAGCCGAGTTGCCACACGCATGGGCGCTCGCGCTTAAGAAGGAAGACCGAATGATATTCGACTCTAACTCAGAGGTGAGTAACTTCGGTCTAGATTCCTTCAATCAAGACCCACCTTGCACTTACATGAACACTATAACTGAGATGTGCAAGGAAAAGCTCCTCGCGGCCTATGACTCTGGTCTGCATGATACTGGTATATCCGTGATATTTACCTTGCTGACCGCAGCGGTAAATGGACATGCCGGGGTTGTCGAATCCATGGAAGAGGTATCAGAGGTATTTTGCTGTGCACCAAATCGGGCTCGTGACTTAGGTGCAGAGTGGAATAACCTCCTCGATTGGGCTTTAGCTAACATTCCAACCAACGAAACTAGTCAAGTAGATGTCTGTGAATTAAGTATACCAAACTACAGTGAAATAAAAATTGAAGTGAATGCACTGATGGCTGAAATATCCCTACTAGTTAGAGCTGGGATTCCTCAGTTCAGAGCCATTCGCTACCTAACAGGCAAGCGAGGCAGGTTAACGTGATTCCTACAGGTGACCAGGAGGAAGCGCTTACGCAAATCCATAAGTGGTTCCACCAAACCACAAATAGGGTCTTCAAGCTTGGAGGTTTGGCCGGTACAGGTAAAAGCTCAATTATCCCACTGGTGCATATGTACTTGGGATTGGAGCCGTCAGAAATAATCTACGCCGCTCCAACGAACAAAGCAGCACTGGTAGTCCAGAATAGACTGAGTCTAAACGATATCGTAGCAAACGCTATGACCATCCACAAGACCTTCTACCGCAAAGAAGAGCGTCACTGTGATGCTTGTCCACTAAAGGAATCTCTCCGTAACATCTGTCACGGCAGATCAGGCTTCAATGTTTGTGGGTGTTATCTGGACTTCCATGCACGGGTCATGATAAACTCCACAATAAAGCTCATCATCTGTGACGAAAGTTCCATGGTTAATCGAGAAGTTTACGAAGACCTACTGTATTCGTTGCCTAAGCGAGTACGAATTTTGTTCGTTGGCGACCATGGACAGCTAGAGGCGATCGAGGACAACGTCGAAGTTTCAAAGATCATGGGCAAGTTCGAGCTTATGCGATATCCAGACTTCACCTTAGTTGAAATTCAACGGCAGGCTAAGGATTCAGCAATCCTAAAATTGGCCTACCAGGCTCGTAAGGGCTTGGATATTGATTACGGAAACTATGGTCCAGGTGTGGACAAAATCCGACTAAGCGATGAACTGGACTTTGATGCCGACGACCCTAACATCGTAGGAATTACGTACTTCGCCAACGCTGACCATACTAATCCGCAACATCGCGGGAGGTTGTCAGTCACCGATCTCAACCAGATCTGGCGAGCAAATCTAGGAATAGAGGGAACCCAACCAAACCTCGGGGAGCGCCTAGTTTGTCGTGAGTATATTCGCAGACTGGGAATCCCCAAGGGAACCATGGGCATTGTCGAATCAATACAAATAAAAGATGCTGAATCGTATCGAGTCGAAATGTTTCTTGATGACGAACGAGAGTACGAAGCACTGATTTCCCGTGAGCAGCTTGGCCAAAACAAAGCCATTTGGGGAAGACAACATCTGGATAAATGGGATTTCGGATATGGACTCACCTGCCACACTGCACAGGGATCAGAGTTTGAATCGGTAGTGGTATTTGAACCTCCTAAGGGATTCGCTAACTGGTTGGGAAGACAATCATATAGTCGATGGCTTTATACTGCGATAACGAGGGCTAAGCGCAACCTATTGCTCGTGGGGTGACCCATGGCCCTACAACACCATTGGCCACCAGGCAATACTCTAACAGTTCAGGAACTGTTACCAACAAATCCTGATCCAGGAGATTTGCCTAAATTATCCGGAAGAATAACTGGACAATATGGCTGTCCAGGTCTGCTATACTGCATATGGAAGTCCGGCAGACATGCAGCCATGGTGACTACTTGTAAGCGTTGGTCATGCGAAAAATGTTCTAAAGCGAAGCTAGACGAGTTAACGCAAATTTTTGCTGATGCCACACTTGACACGCCAGTGGTGTACGATGCGGTTGTATCGCACGGAGAACTAAATAAAATCTGCAAGCTATTCAGGAAGAAGGAGATCTCCGCACTGAGTTTAAAGTTCCCTGATTCAGTGTATATCCTAGCTTCCGCTACCGTTCAAGCAAGAACTTGGACATTGAATTCACTCTCCCGCGCAGCCGCAATAGCTAAGCTACAAACCATAAAGATATCAGAGATACGACGCAGAGATTTCATAAATGGTTGGAGACCAGAAGCCTTATATGAGCCTAAGAAAGATACAGTAGTCTACTCTACAATGTTCGCTAGTATGGATGACTTGAGAGATATTACAAGTGACTATGGAGTTGACATAAACAGCGAATTCATTGAGGGAGATCCGCTCGACGTGGTTGAGCGTATGTCGAAACTCAGAAGCGACTACACCATCGTATTCGATAATACCGAATACCTGGTTGAGTAGGTGATTTTATGGCCGGTCAGGGATTAAGCAGGCGTGATGAACACACGCCTTTTTGGCCTGCGTCTCTACCCTTGGAATATAAATCAGTTCTGGCTTTGCGTCGCAAAGGTGTCGGTTACGATGACATAGCCGAGCAACTTGGCTATGAAAGCAGATTCGAAGTAATAGACATCCTGAACAAGATATATAAGAATGTAAAACCGATCAACGTCGAAGAAGTACGCGACTCGATTGAAACTCAAATAGATGATCTGACTACTGTATACATGGCACCTGCGCTCGACGGTAACGAGAAGGCGGCAAAGTTCGTCCTGTCCGCATTGAAGCTTAAAGCTCAACTACGCGGGGCGATCCTTCCACCACAGGTTAATGTCCAGATTAATGGAGCTAAGCCGTGGGAGAAGGTGTACGCCGCTACTATGTCTGAAGTCGATGACAAGGGTAACATTATTGAAGGAGCCGTAATAGATGATGTTACTGACGAGGATAAGTACGACTATTAGTTATCTCGGACACCTGATTAAACTGTTAGCCGTAGGCATCAAGCGTAACATCCTTCGAATTCATGGCGTCGGTGGTGCACACCGAATGGATTCAATACTATTTCCAGTTCGACCAAGGTACAATCGTAGTGAAACATTCCGCAAACGATACCGTGGGCGGAGGTTCCTAAACATATGGGAGAGATAGTGGACCCGGTTGAAGAGATGCAAAACGATCTGTTCGAACTTAGAACATCAAGAATTAATCAACTGAATGCCAGAGAAGTCAATGAAGCATCAACTGTACTAGAAGTAGTTAACAAGACTATTGCAGACGTCATGAACTTGATGGAGAATCTGTACATCGTGGTAAACGCACCTAAGGATGGGTTCGTATCTATTACCCCGGAGCGCCCAAGTGGACAACAAGAAGATTAGAAAGCATCCACTTGCTCACTGCGAGAATTGCCCTTGGCGTGAGGAAGGTGCTTATGTACCTAGCCTCATACCCAAGGGCAACATCAAAGTAGCCGTGGTTGGTGAAGCCCCTGGTGCTTACGAAGCAAAAACTGGAATTCCATTTACTGGCCCATCGGGCGAACTACTCGACAGAGTAATGCAACATCACGGGTTCGAGCGCAAAGACCTTGCCTTGATCAACACAGTGGCGTGCCGACCGCACGGACCCACGGAGAAGCCTCCCAAGGGTGCTATAGCAGCCTGTAGGCCACGCCTGGAGGCGGATCTGCGCCGGGCCGACGCACCACAGATCCTCGCGGTAGGAGGCACCAGTGCCAAAGAAATTCTTGGAGATAGCGCTCCGATATCAAAATTGCGGATTGGCTTGGCCCGCCAATCTAGGTTTGGTCCCGTGGTTGCTACCTGGCATCCTGCGTTCTGCCTTAGAACACCAGATTCGTTCCCTTCGTTCGTCCGTGACACAGGAAAATTAATTGGACAAGTCGCAGAGCCGTGGGTGCCTCCTACTTACAAGGTATTTAACGATCCAGTTACTGCGCTGGTGGCTATCCGTAGACTGTATTCGGTCAAAAGAATTGTCCTCGACATTGAAGCTGCCTCGGATAAAGATATCGATGATTCACATCCCGAGGACTACGATCTACTTTGCATTGGTATTGCATATGCGAAGGGACAGGTTGTGGTTTTTGGGGATAAGGTTTTCAAAGATCCGGCCTGTGTTGACGCTTTTGGAACACTCCTTCGCCTTGTACAAGTGGACGGTTGGAACGTCAAGTTTGACCTTCTAGGAATGTCACCGTTGTTTGGTTTGCTCAAGGCGCATGCCGACGGCATGCTTATGTCTTACACATTGGACGAGCGTCCGCGACAACATGGACTAAAGCAGCGATTGGTCGAGGATCAGAACGCACCGCGATACGATGACGAAATTGCTCAGTATACAAAAGGCAAAGGTGGCAGCTTTGCCAACATCCCAAAGGATCTTCTGTACAAATACAATGCCTATGACTGTGGTGGAACATGGGACGAGATGGAATATCTCGACATGCTCATGGGACCGCAGCAACATAAGCTACACAAGTTCCTTATCGACGCGGTCAACATGCTTATGCACGTGGAGATGTCCCCGCTTCATTTCGATTTGAGCTGGAATGGAGAACTAGAGGATATCTACAAAAAGAAAATCGACGACTCCCAAAGAGATATCGAATCCCACGTTGGTCATGATTTTAACCCTCGTTCGTGGGTCCAGATCATGAAGTACTTTGCCAGCAAAGGCATGACGATCCCAACCACCAATCGAGACTTCCTTGAGAAAATTCATCCGTTGTGTTCGCCGGAAATTCAGAAATTTATTGACCTTATCCTAATCAACCGTAACCTTGCCAAAGCGTACGGAACCTACGTCAAAGGCTTGAGGAAGAAAGTAAAAGATGGGAAGATTAATACTACTTTTTCACTTCACTCCACAACGTCTGGAAGAACTGCTTCGAGAAAACCTAATTTGCAGAACGTCAAACGAGACAAGCCCATTCGAAACCAGTTTACCGCTGAGCCACCATCAGAAGAGAATCCTGATGGCAAGATACTGGTCCAATGCGACTACTCCCAAGCTGAAGGAAGGACCATAGCCGACCTTGCTCGCGATGCGTACTTACAGAAGGTCTTCTCTGATCCCGACATTGATATCTTCAACGATATGTGTAATCGAATTTGGGGATCAGGAGCCTGGAACAAAGAGAACCGCGTATCTATTAAGTCCATCTTCTACGGTTACAGCTATGGTCGTAAGGCCAAATCTATTGCGCGGGAACTAGACAAGCCGGTTGAGTACGCCGTCGAATTGATGAATGAATTCAAGGCACTTATTCCTGACGTGGTAGCTTGGCAGGCAGCAATCCGCCATGAAGTCTTGGAAAAACAAGAGCTATGGACTCCATTCGGACGCAAGCGTTCCTTCCACCTCATTACTAACGAGAATCTTGAAGATGTCATTAATGAGGCACTAAGCTTCAAACCTCAGTCCATTGCCTCCGACATCTGCCTACGCGCGGCGGTAAGCCTTCAGCCAAAGCTCAAAGAGCAGTTCGACGCGGATATCAAGCTGCTAATTCACGATGCCATTGTGACTGAATGCCGCCCACAAGACCGCGAAGCTGTAGTCGAGCTTATGCGTCAGGAGATGGTTTACAGTGGAAGACTCTACACAGAATTCGTCCCATTCAAGGTGGATGCTTCGTGGGGATTCCGATTGGGAGAGCTGTAGTTGTAAGCTTGACCAATGGTGGGAGTTTTGGTTCGAAGAGCCTGTGTTGTGTCAGTCAATAGCGGAGCACGACAGAAGATGTCCAGTGCATGGAAAACCTAGATGGAAGAAACAATGAAGCCAAGGTGCATTGAATGCTATTATCGTGTACCAAACCCGGTCTGGTTCTGGACACCTGACTGGCCAATCCATCGCAAATGTTTAGTAGACAGAATCGTCCGTGCAAGTATAAACAAAGTTTATGGAACCAAAAGAAAGTGAATAGATGAGACTAGAAATGTTTTTGCTAGTAATAGACGGATCAAAGGGTAACTTTACTACCAATGGAGATCTGTATACCAAGACAGTAGAAACTGGATTCGTTCCTCTGCCGGGAACGGACGAGGTCGTACTATGGAAAACCATAGAAGATGGCAAGGAATGGGACGGTCCCATTTGGCATGTTAAACGGCGTTACATGGGTGCAGAAGGTCAGTGGTCTATCGAACTAGCCAAGATGATAGTTAACCCAAATCAGATGTGGCAAGACTCACTCAAGGCAAGACTTGTCTCAGGAAGACAGATTATAACAGAGAGCACTTGGTACACACAATTCGACGACGATCCGATTCCAAAGCTACTTGAGGGTGGATGGGTTAACTACAAATGAACGACATGATGTCAGCAGCTATACTAAAGGAAATTTTCAAGGAACGCCGACGCCAGGAAGAAAAATGGGGTGAGCAGAATCATCCCAGTGGCACAAACGAAAAGTGGGCTGAGGTCGCCGATGGCATGCGAGCCAAGTGTGAGCTGAAAGCTAAAAACGGTGAGCTTACTTGGCGCGACATTCTGGAAGAAGAAATCTGGGAAGCATACGGCGAAACCGATGAAGCCAAAGTTCGCGCCGAACTTATTCAGTCGGCAGCAGTAATCGTCAACTGGATTGAGTCTATCGATAGAAGGACGAATGACCGAACCATATAGCACAGAGATCGAGTGTAATGGAGTCAAGCTAGGAATCTTATTTGACGGTTTCTGTGTAACGCTAAGTGTAGAGAACAAATACTTGTTTGCTGCGTCAGTCAATGATCCAACGGTATCAGACATGGGAAACGCATGCCTACTACTCTTCGATGCAAACGAGGTTGCTCTCCGCTTGGAAGAAGCTAAGGGCAAAGAGAACAATGGCGATTAAACAAGATCTCTGGTATTGCACCTGTAGCAGAGGAAAGAACGAAGGATATAGGAACCTAGG